TATAAAGATAAGATGAACTTACTCTATCCATTCGTGTTCAAGAATGATACTGCTCCTTGGGAATTAGATAAAGAAGGTACGGATGATTTAATTAAATTTGTCTTTGAAGCTATATCTAATGATGATCCATCTTATTCAATGGCATTATTCTTTAGAGCATTTTTAACAGCTGGAATAACTGATAATAATTCTGCTCAATTAAATGCGTTTAAATATATGGGTAGAGGTGAAAATTTCTATACATATCAAGGCTTTGATAGAAGTATCGGATTCTCATTCAGAGTCGCAGCAGGATCTAAAGATGAAATAAGGCCTCTTTATAATAAAGTCAACTCTTTAATGAGTCAAGTATATCCAGACTATAGCGCTAAGCAAGGAATTATGAGAGCGCCTGTAGTTAGAATTACAATAGGAGATTATTTGTATAGAGTTCCTGGCTTTATAGAAAGCATTAATGTAACTGTTGATAATAACTATCCTTGGGAAGTTAATCTTGAGAAAAGTCAAACAGGAGACATAGCTCAATTACCCCAAGTTATGGATATAGCGGTATCATTTAAGCCTATTATGGATATACTTCCTAGAAGATCTGCTATTAATAAATTAGTAGAAATAACAGCGACCGATGCAACAAATATTAATCAAGAAACAACTACAATATCTACAAACATACCGGCTCTTATAGCCAATGTAGGAAATAAGAATAGTGATCAACAAAGTTTTATAAAACCAGGTGAAGTCATAGATAATACATCTAGATATGTAATATCTAAACCATTAAATTACATACCTCCTCCAATACCTCAAAATCCACTTGCCTCTCAATTTGAAAGAAGATTTAATGTTAATTTACCTAGTACTCCATAAGTATGAACTATAGATATCAAAATATACAAGTAGCAAAATCATCAGTCTCAGGTAGTCAATATTATTTAAATAATATCTATCCTGATATCCCTCTTACTAACGAAGATAATTATGTTATAACAACATTAGGTGATAGATTAGACTTGTTAGCATTTGATTTTTATGGAGATACGAGTTTTTGGTGGGTTATAGCTTCTGCAAATTCACTTCCAGGAGATTCTTTATATTTAGAACCAGGAACACAACTTCGTATTCCAGTAGATTTATCTGGTATAATTAGTAATTATAAACTAGTAAACACAATAAGATAGTTATGCCTACACAAGGTTTAGATAACAAAATATCTAATATTATTGGAGCTAAATTACCTCAATGGGTAATGAATCAATTAGTTACTAGAGCCAATAAAAATACACAAGACTCTAGAGACAATGATAATTTATTATATCTAGCAAATAAGACTGCGTGGGTAAGACTAGTTTCATCTATCAATATAGTAGATAGAGAAGATCTAAACTATTTTAAAAGAATAGTAGGAGAGTCTATATCTTCAGAATCTGATTTAGCTAAACAATTTGTACTATTCGGTGGAACATCAAAATATTTAGGACAAAATAGCTACGCACAAAGATCTGGTTTAGGTAAAGATGGTGCATATGGTATATTAGGAAATGAAGAGATACAGAAATATGGTTATAAACCAATGCCTGGTATAACTAGTGTCAATATTGAAACTCAAGGTAGATTAGGATCTGTTAGAGCAGCAACAATTAGTTTTAAATGTTGGGACAAGTCTCAATTAGATATTATAGATGCTCTCTATTTTAAGCTTGGTTTTACCATGTTCTTAGAATGGGGACATACATATTTTTATCCGAATCCTAATAACAATAAGAAGCTAGATCCTAATAAAGTACAATCAACAGAATTGTATAGTATAGATCCTTTTGAACAAGGATTAAACAAAGAGGATATACTATCTAGGATAAGTCAAAACTCAAGAGATACAGACGGTAACTATGATGCCATGCTTGGAATAGTTACTAACTTTAATTTTACTTATAGTCAAGATGGAGGTTTTGATTGCACAGTAAGATTAATGGCACTTGGAGTTTTAGGAGATTCAATAAAGATCAACAATCCAGGAGTACTTCCTGATATTTTAAAGGAAGAGATTATCAAATTAAATAACACATTAATACAATTAAATGCTCTTCCACCAACTACAAATAATACAGGATCTCAAGATCTCATTGATCAGTTTATAGGTAAAGATGCTAAACCTAAAGATCTTTTACAACTTATATCTTTAGATGTAGTTAAGGAATATGCAACTTCTGGAGTGACTGTAAAAACATATGCATCATTAGCTTCAACTTCTCCAAAGATTTTTGAGTCTATAGCATTTGATAATAATAACAATTTTAGTAATATAGCTAAACAAGACTTTAGAGGTATTCTAAAAAATATAAATTCTATAAATAGAACAGACTTAGTTTATACTCCCTCTAATTTTGGTTATAAAATATCAAAAACACAAACCACAGTTAGGACTGTAAAACAAGACGCTCTTAATTTTTTTGCTTTAGAAGATAAAGGCTTTTATGATCTAGATTATAAGCTTCCAGGCGATAGATACGTTTTAGGTAAAAACGCAACAAGAGGAAATGTAGTTTTAACAGACAGAGTTCAATACTCAGATATAAATTTAAATTTAGCTTATTTAAAAGATAGGTACTTAACAAATTTAAAAAGTAAAAGTAGTTCTGGTAATGATCTTTTGCAAAAAGCTACATTAGATTTTCAAAATAATAAAAACGTATCTAGTAAGATAGATGGTAATGGTTTAAATGTTCTTACACTAAATCTATTAAATTCAACAGATTTTACAAGTTTAGGTTCAAATGATTATAATAGGTTTGCAGTAACTTATACATCACCAGCGCTTAATTCAGTAAGTACTTTTGACCCATATTTTGTAAGTATTACTGTAGATAGAGACTATAGAGAACTAGATGATAGAAGTCGAGGCTCTTTAACAACTAGTCAAGCATATTCTATTTTAAATCAAGTTATAACAAAAAATGTTCTTGAAGGAGGTACTTTTTACAATACAACCGCAAATGGAAATCTTTCTTTTAAAGAACTAAATGTAAGTAGAGGTATTGGTACAGCAAATAACTTTTTAAATCCTACTGTAGTTAAAAGTATTAATCCTAATTATTCTCACTACTTCTTTTCTGTTGTATATTATGTAAAACTAGATGATGTAGGAATTAATTTAACTCTTACTTCAACTGAAATAGATCCTGCGACTGGATTAAAAAAAGAAACTAAAACAACTGAAAGAAGGCAATTATATGCAAAAGTAATAGTATCTTTTAATGATAGTTCATTAATACAAAATATAACTGCAAAAAATGAAAGTGTAGTATTAAGAGATCCTGATGCAGCAAGAAGAAATTTACAGTCACAAAATCAAGAACAAACAACAACTGCAGAAGATCAAGCTTTAAGTCAAAAAGCTTTAAGTACACAAATTGCTCAAGCATTAAACTATCAATCTTCTTTAGAGATCATTCTTAGAACAATACAAGTACATGCTTTAAATGAAGCTATAGGACAGTTTGGTTCAGACATAGGTAGAAAAGTATTCGTTAATAATTTTTATAAAGACGAAACTATTAAAGGAAAGAAAAGGTTTTTAGAACAAATATTTTCTAATGGTATTTTTGGATCATTTATTAGAGACTTGGTAGACAATAACATTCAAGATTTTGCTTATACTACAGATAAGAAAATGGACCCAATAGAAAGGTTCAAAATTCAATCTAAGTATGGATTCGCTACTAATTTAATGGCTAACAAAGCTGCAATATCTGAATTAGAAGGAAGGGCTGTTAACTTTAAAGAGATACTAAGAGCATTTGTAGTACCTTATCAAATCAATCAAGAGATCATAAAAGGAACCCAGACTAACCACCCAGTATATATTCCTTTAGGTCTTCTATTAATGATCTTAAATCATACATGTACTATATATGATACAAAAGGAGACTTTCAAACACCTTTAGTTTATATAGACTTCAATCCAGAATTGAATTTCTTTTTAACTAATACAAAACAATTATCAACTAATCCTTGGAAAACACTCATTCCTTTTGAAGGTAGCTTTGAAGATTATAAAAAACTTTTTGATCCTAAAATATTAGGTTCAGATAGTATATTACCAGTATCAGGATCTACAGAAAAAACTCCATTATTTAATCCACAAAATCAAGATGTTTTATCAGGTCAACTTCCAAAAATAAAATTTGGTGCATTAGAAAATAATACTGTTTACAGAGGTAGAATGATGAACATTTTATTAAATGTAGACTATTTAGTTAGTTTAGCTCAACAATACAGCGCTAAAGATACAATTAATAATGTTTATTTAAAACCCTTCTTAGAACAGTTATTAGCAGACCTTAATAAATTTTTAGGCAACTTTAATGCATTTAGATTATCTTACAGTGATTCTGCAAATACATTCCAGTTGACTGATGATCAATTTATTCCGTCTCTTTCTCAAGAAGATCAGATTAGTGCAAAACAAAACAAACTAGATCCTGATAATAGAACAGAAATACCTTTAATAGGTAAAACTTCTATAGCTAAATCATTAGAGATAAAAACAGAAATAGCTAGTAAATTAGCTAATATGATAGCTATATCTGCTAACTCTACTGTATCTAATAAATCTACTTTATCTACTAATGGTAGTAACTATGGATACATAAATACAAATTATGTAGATAGATATATTATAGATAGAAGAGAACCTTCTGGAAGTAATAATGGTTCTAGAGAGCTAGATACTATGAAAATATCTGCAGCTCAATTCAATCAAACTATATCTGATTTCTATAGCAAGATTAATCCTTCAGAAGCAACAGTGTCTCATGCTACAAACTACTACATAGAGAAAATGAGTAGGATAAAAAATGATGAGTATCCTACAAGAGCTTCTGCTATGATTCCTGTATCATTAAACTTTACAACAGATGGTATAGCAGGAATGTCTATGGGTCAAGCATTTACTATATCAGATGAACTTCTTCCTTATACATACTCAACAAAGAAGGTTGTAGGTTTACCAACAGATCATGTAAATAATGTTGGTTTCGTAATGGTAGGTCTTATTCACACTATTGAAAATAATAGTTGGAATACTGCGGTTAGAGCAAACATGATATTCTTGAAAGATCGAACAGAGTTTAAATCAGAAATTACTAGAGTAGAAGATAGACAAGGAGAATTTGGTACTAATCCTAATAATGACCAGCAATCTGTAGTTATTGGATCAGTATCTTTGGCTGATTTAAATTTAGATCAACCTTGGGAAAATATTGCGTTTGACTTTATATCCTTAAAAGAAGGGTTCTTAGAAAAAGCAAAACCAGATGAAGGAACTTTAAGAGCTGGTTATGGAACAGATAAGATTGTAACCTCTGATGGTAAAATAAGATCGGTTGGAATAGACACAGTATTTACTAAAGAAGATGCAAAAAGAACTTTAATTTATCAAATTAAAACAACATTCGCTCCTAAAGTAGTGAGTCAAATAGGACAAGCTAATTGGGATAAATTAAATGATAAGCAAAAAGCATCTTTAGTAAGTTATGCTTATAATGCAGGAAGTTTAAGAGATAATCTAGTATCAGCTATAAAATCTAATACATCAAATCAAATAGTAGCAAATGCTATAATTGCCGGTCCTGTAACAGGAGCTCAAAGCGGAAAAGTATATCCTGTTTTAGTTCAAAGGAGGAAAGAAGAAGCAGCTTTATATTTATCATAGTATGTTAAGATATTATCCATCTTTTAAAATAGTAGCAAATCAATCCACTAATGGAGGTGAATACCTTTTAAATGGTAAGCCATATAAAGGAAAATATTATCGCACGTATGACGATAGAGCTTTCACGGGCATTTCACCAGAAACAGGTCCTAGTCAACAATTAGAAAAGATCAAAAGATACCAATCTAGTCCTGGTTTAAACAATGCTAACTTATCTGATAGAAGTAAGATAGACTTAGCTATTAGAACTAATACGTCTAGTATAAGAATTCCTGGTAAGCCTAATAACTACTATCCAAATCCTACAGCAGATGATTATGCTAGAGGTTATATTATAAGATATTTCACTAAGAAAGAAAATGAGAAAGGTTTTATCATAGAGATATCTAAAGAAGAATATAACAATATAGTGAATGGTACTACAGACTACGATATAACTTTGTATCAAGTGGTTGAGCTATTTTGGAAGATAACTGGCCCACTTAGAAGTGTAAGAACATCACAATACAATGTAACACCAGGCATAATTGATACAAATCAAAGACTGGTTGAGACTAATAATAAGAACTTTTTTGGACTCACAGAATTTATTGCTGGAGACTACACAAAATTTGCAAGACCTACTCAATAGATTGAGAGCATAATATTCATTTTATTTTCTTATTATTGTGGTTAATAACAGGTTATGTATTTCATCATTGAAAATAAAGAACAGTTAAGTAAGTTAGAAGTATCTGAAGATGCGTTTATCCAGATTGTTACTTCAAATGACTACTATCACCCAAAGTTAACTAGAGCTAGTTTAATATACTACAATAACTCTAAAAAGGGCTACATCTTTGTTATCAATCATTCTGAAGGTTTTTCTCTAGACATTAAGCTAGTAGAAGAGTTCTTGCAAAAGCATACTAAGGTTTATCTACTAGATAAGAAACTGCATTCCTATTTTCTTGATCTTCCAAAGTCTATTGATGTACAGTTTATTTGTCTAGACAAGAACAATGAGTATAGTTCTTTTGAGTGCAATACCCCTGTTCATAGGGACTTCTATTTAAGGCATCCTATTATGCCTACACTAAATGAAGTCATTCCAATATCCAAACACTATGAAAAATGTGAGTGTCTATATCAGATGGTAAAAGACTACTTTGAGCTTGAGATGGATATTGAATTACAAGACAAGCTAGTAGACGCATACAAGCATGTTGAAGAGGTAGGAATAAAAGTAGATCTATCTTGCTTTAATAAGAAGTATCAATTCCAGCATCCAGAATACTCTATATTAGGTGATACTATCTACTCATATTATAACCTTTATAATTTGACTGCTAGACCAACTAACTCCTTTAATGGGATTAACTTTCTGGCTATCCCTAAAGATAAGGACTTTAGAGAGTGTTTTGTCCCTAAGAACGACTTCTTGGTAGAGTTTGACTTTGATGCCTACCATTTGAGGTTGATATCTAACCTGATTGGGTTTGAAGCTCCTAAAGAGTCTATGCACGTTTATTTGGGGCATCAATATTTTAAAACAGACCTTCTAACTGAAGGAGAATATAAAGAGGCCAAAACCATTACATTCAGACAGCTTTACGGTGGTATAGAGAAGCAGTATGAGCACATAGACTTCTTTAAATCTTTAGGCCAGTTCATAGATCAAGAATGGAAGAAATATAATGCCCATAAAGCATTGGTACTTCCAACCGGAAGGATCCTGAAAAAGCTACCAGGTATGAATAAACTTAAAGTATTCAATTATATTGTCCAGAACCTAGAAACCAAAGAAAACATATACAAGATCCTAGAGATCAACAAACTCTTGAGTAAAAAGAAGACAAAACTGATCTTAATTACGTACGATTCATTTTTGTTCGATTTTGATCAAAAAGATGGCAAGAACACACTAAAACAAATCAAAAACATATTAGAAGGATCAAATATGATCGTAAAGCACAAATACGGCACCAACTATGCTTTCTGATATATTACACATATTTATTAATAGTAAATAAAAGGTTATGAAGACAAATGAACTAGTAGAGATAACATCAGAGTCGATTATGAATAAACTATTTTGTACCTTTTCTCCTAAGGAAAGTATAGATGATACCCTTAGGGAAATAAATAAAGAGTACACTATCCTATATAAAAAGATATTTGTTTTGGCATCCCCAGAATCAGAAGAGTTTTTGTGTACTTACAACATTGAGATCGAAGGAACCCAAACCAAGATCCTTCCTAATACTATCTTGCTTCATAGAAAGAAAGACTCCAACACATTATATACTATTAATGCTTTAAACACCTTGATCAAGCAATTAAATGGTGGAGTACTAGATACATCTTTCCCTATCAATTGGCAAGACTATAAGAACAGCGTACTTCTTACACAAGGAGACGATCTTAAGAAGTTGAACACCACTATCCACAAGATAGTTGCTGTATAACTTTAGAGAACGATTTTTCTATCGCTTCTTTTTATCTTACATTTATCGAAATTAGTTACATATGGATATATCCGTTTTAAAATCAAGACTGTCGGCTCTACAAAATCCACGTGGAGGACAAAAGAAGGACCTATCCCAGACAATCTGGAGGCCTACCGTGGGAAAACATTCTGTACGTATTGTACCTTCTAAGTTTGACAAGCAAAACCCCTTTAAAGAGGTCCTAATGCATTATGGCATCAACAACAGAACCATGATGAGTTTGGCCAACTTTAATGAGAAAGACCCTATTGTTGAATTTGCTCAAGGACTTCGCAAGTCTGGAGACAAAGAAAACTGGTCACTTGCCAAGAAGCTCGAACCCAAAATGCGTATCTTTGCACCTGTTATTGTACGTGGTGAAGAAGATAAAGGTGTTAGGCTTTGGGAATTTGGTAAGCAGGTTTATATGGACTTGTTGAGTATTGCTGAAGACGAGGACGTAGGAGATTATACAGATCCTATTTCAGGTCGTGACATTACAGTTGAAACAGCTGGTAAAGAAACCACTGGTTTGATGTATAACACTTCTACTGTTAGGGTTAGGACTAAGTCCACTCCACTTTCAGATGATGCTGACAAAGTTAAGACCTGGCTTGACAATCAACCAGATCCTTTGTCACAATTCAAGAAGTATTCTTATGATGAAATGAAGGAAGCCCTTCTCAAGCATTTGAATCCTGAAGAAGAGTTGAAGGAGCAAGCAGACGCTGTAGAGTCTAAACCTACAGGAGATTTGCCATGGGAGAAACCTCAAGCATCAGGACAATACACCTTAAATACTGCAAAGACGAATGTTGATTCATCGATCGACGAGCTCTTCAGTGATCTCTAATAAAATCCCCGGTCACAAGCCGGGGTTTTTTAACTAAACAGTTTCGCAAATGGCAAAATCACTTAATGGCGCTGTGTCTAGCGCAATCAAAGGTACTATAGACCTAGAGAAGTTTAAAAAGGGTAAGAACCTTTCTGCTGGAGTTGTATTCAAAGAGCAGAGATGGATACCACTTTCACAAGCATTTCAAGACACACTACAGATCCCTGGTATTCCTATTGGTCATATCACACTACTTAGAGGACATTCTGATACAGGTAAAACAACGGCACTTCTTGAAGCAGCAGTTAGTGCTCAGAAGATGGGCATCCTTCCTGTCTTTATCATCACAGAGATGAAATGGGACTGGAACCATGCAAGAGAAATGGGCTTTGAGTTTGAAGAAGTAGCAGATCCAGCTTCAGGTGAAGTTGTAGACTATAAAGGCTTCTTCTTATATATCGATCGTGAGAAGCTTGAGTGTGTAGAAGACGTAGGAGCGTTTATCGCTGATATTCTAGATGAGCAAAAGAGAGGAACATTACCTCACGATATTTGTTTCTTCTGGGATTCGGTAGGATCTATTCCTTGTAGAATGAGTATCGAGAAGTCTACAAATAATAACGAATGGAATGCAGGCGCAATGTCTCAAACATTCGGTAACTTTATCAACCAAAGAATAGTGTTGTCTCGTAAAGCATCGCAACCATATACTAACACTCTTGTAGCTGTTAACAAAGTTTGGGTAGCTAAGCCTGATTCACCAATGGGTCAACCTACGTTGAATAACAAAGGTGGTAACACAATGTACTTTGACTCTTCATTAGTTATCACATTTGGTAATATTGCTAGAGCTGGTACAAATAAGATCAAAGCTACCAAGAATGGTAAAGAGGTTGAGTTTGCAAAGAGGACTAGGATTAGTTGTGACAAAAATCACGTGACTGGTGTTACTGCAGTCAATAAAGTTATCATGACAGTGCATGGCTTTATCAATGATGATAAGAAAGCACTTGATGACTATAAGAAGCAGTATTCAGATCAATGGATGAAAGTCCTTGGATCAACATCTTTCGATGTAGTTGAAGAAGAAACACCACTATCACCTGACATTTTTGACACAGCAGATTAATGAACCCAGAACTACAAAAACTATTCGACTCTCTCAAGAATGAGAAAGTAGAAGAATCCTTAAATAGTAGAGTACTAATCATCGATGGCTTGAACACCTTTCTAAGGGCGTTCACTGCCATTGGTTGGGTCAATAAAGAATTACTCCATATAGGAGGTCTAACTGGCTTTTTACGTTCCTTAGGGTATGTGATTAAACTAGTTAGGCCGACTAGAGTAATTGTATGCTTTGATGGACAAGGATCATCAACCAACAAAAGATACATCTACTCAGAGTATAAAGCAAATAGAGGTATAAACAGAGTAACAAATTGGGATACATTCGAATCTCAACAAGAAGAGTCTGAGGCAATTACAACACAGCTTGTTAGACTTATCTATTATCTAAAGCAACTTCCTGTCGATCTACTTTCTATAGACAAAATAGAAGCAGATGACGTGATAGGCTTTATAACAGGTAAGCTAGAAGGTGAAGTTACAATTATGTCTTCAGATAGAGACTACTTACAATTAGTATCAGACAGAGTTACAATCTATTCTCCTACTAAGAAAAAGTTCTACGATGAAGATATGGTATTAAAAGAGTATGGAGTTACACCAAAGAACTTTCTTACACAAAAGATACTTCTAGGTGATTCTGGAGATAATGTACCTGGAGTAAAAGGTTTAGGCGCAAAGACGATGCTTAAATACTTTCCTGAACTAGGTACTAATGATGAGATTAGTCTTGATCAGATATTAGAAAGGTGTGAAGGTAAAGCTAAGATACTAGAGTCTATTAAAAACTACGAGTATCAACTAAGAATCAACAAGAAGTTGATGGACTTAAAAGAACCCAACATACCTGAAGAGGCAATTGAAGAAATAAATAGTATGTTACTCAATCCTTCGAAGGAGTTTAATTCACAAGAATTTCTTAATTTGTATCATGAAGATGAATTAGGCAACTCAATACCTAATGTGTACATGTGGTTGTTTAATCATTTTAACGAATTATCAAAATATAAATAGTTATGGCATCATTGAATCAGTTGCAGCAGTACGGAATCAGTTTTCAAATCAAGGTTTTAGCAAGCTTGTTAAAACACAAAGAGTTTCTACAAAACATCAATGACATTCTCGATACAGAGATGTTTGATAATCCAGCACATAAGTGGATTGTAGGAGAGATCCTTAGATACTATTACAAATATCATACTACACCATCACTAGACACACTTCAAGTTGAAGTTAGAAAGATAGAGAATGAGGTATTGAAAGTTAGTGTAGTAGAACAACTTAAAGAGGCTTACAAATCTTCTAATGAAGATCGTGAGTATATAGAGCAAGAGTTTAGTAGCTTCTGTAAAAATCAACAGATTAAGAAAGCAATCCTTAATTCAGTAACATTACTTGAGAAAGGTCAATATGACGATATTAAGTACATGATGGATCAGGCTTTGAAAGCAGGTCAAGAAAAATCTATCGGTCATGAATATGAGAAAGATATTGAGACAAGGTATCGTGAAGAAGAGAGGGCATCGGTTCCAACTTTCTGGCCGCATGTAAATGAACTATTGATGGGAGGCCTTGGTCGTGGTGACTTAGGTATTATCTTTGGTAATCCTGGTGGAGGTAAGTCATGGATGCTTGTTAATATAGGAGCAGAAGCAGTTAAGCGTGGCTTTACAGTGTGTCACTACACACTTGAGTTGTCTGAGTACTATGTTGGTAAGCGCTATGATGCATTGTTTACCGGGATTGATGTACAGAATGTACAAAAACATAGAGGCTTAATTGAAGAAGCCGTAGGTAAGATCAAAGGTAAGTTGATTATCAAAGAGTTCCCTATGGGAAAAGCTACAACTCACACAATTGAATCCCATATCCAGAAGTGTAGAGACTTAGGTTATCCTCCAGACTTGGTTATTATTGACTATGTTGACTTGTTAAAAAGTAAAACAAAATCAATCGATCCTAAAGATGCGATCGATGATGTCTACACAGCAACCAAAGGTATGGCCAGAGAGCTTAAGGTACCAATCTGGACAGTTTCTCAGGTAAATAGGGCTGGTGCCAAGGATGATGTAATCGAAGGTGATAAAGCGGCTGGATCATATAATAAGATGATGATCGCTGACTTTGCCATGTCTCTATCAAGAAAACGTCAAGACAAAGTAAATGGTACAGGACGTATCCATATCATGAAAAATCGTTATGGTATGGATGGTATGACGTATGCAGCCAAAATCAGTACCAATAATGGAGACATCCAAATCAATCCAGATAGTCTAGATGACGATGAATTAAACATTGAATCTTCTACTCCAGCATCTGGATCTAACAAGACTTTTAGCTCGTCATTAGATAGAGATGAAAAGGCTTACCTGTCTAATAAGTTTTTTGAACTAGGGTTGTAAATTAAGCTGAAAAGGCTATATTTATTAGAGAAAATAGACTAATATGAATTTTTTAATCGACTTATTTAGAAAGGCAATAAAAGGAGATAATTTCAGACTTACTAACAGTCCTGTTAAGTACAATGATCAAATTGCACAACTTAACTCCGTTCAGCCTAATCAATCTACTAAATTGAACACCAACACGATTAACAAAATCCAAAAGACTAAGTCTACTCCAACCCAATCTACAGCTAAAGGAACTATACTTCCTGGAAGCTAAGTAGGTAAAACCCTTAGATCTTATTATAATAGGTTATAGAACTACTAGAGGACTTTCCGTCCTCTAAATAAACTTTTATTTTATTAACTTTTTTAAAACTAAAACTAAAATGGACATCACGCAGCAGATTCTATCTGAAATTACAGTGTATAACAAATACGCTAAATATTTACCGGAATTAAAAAGGCGTGAAACGTGGGATGAAATTGTTACGAGAAACAAACAAATGCATCAAAACAAGTTTCCTCTTCTGTTTAACGAAATTGAAACGGCTTATAAACTAGTGTATGATAAAAAGATTCTTCCATCAATGCGCTCAATGCAATTTGCAGGGAAGCCCATTGAAATTAATAATGCTCGTATATTTAACTGCTCTTTCGCTCCTGTTGATGATTGGCGTGTATTTTCAGAGATAATGTTTCTTTTGCTTGGTGGCTGCGGTGTAGGCTATTCTGTACAACGTCATCATGTAGAGAAACTTCCTGAAGTTATTAAACCTATCAAAGAGAAAAGATATCTCATTGGAGATTCTATTGAAGGTTGGGCTGACGCAGTTAAGTTGTTAATGAAAGCTTATCTTGTAGGTGGACCTAGACCTAAATTTGATTATCGTGATATTAGACCAAAAGGGTCTATGTTGATCACCGCTGGTGGTAAAGCTCCTGGTCCAGAGCCTTTGAAAGAATGTTTGTTCCAGATCCAGAAGATTCTTGATCGTAAAGATACTGGTGATAGGTTGACTCCTATTGAATGTCATGATATCATTTGTTATATTGCTGATGCAGTATTGTCTGGAGGTATTCGTCGAGCAGCTTTGATTAGCCTATTCTCTTTTAGTGATGAAGAGATGCTTACATGTAAGTTTGGTAGCTGGTGGGAACAAAATCCACAACGTGGCCGTGCTAACAACTCAGCAGTTATTCTTCGTGATCGTATCCAAAAAGAAGAGTTCTTGGACCTTTGGAAAAAGATTGAACTCTCTAATGCTGGTGAACCTGGCTTTTTCTTGACTAATGATAAAGATTGGGGAACTAATCCATGTGCTGAAATTGCACTTAGACCATTCCAATTCTGTAACTTATGTGAAGTTAATGTATCTAACTTAGAGTCTCAAGAAGATTTAAATGAAAGAGCTAAAGCTGCTGCATTCATTGGTACTCTTCAAGCTTCATATACAGACTTCCATTATCTTCGTGATATCTGGAAGAAGACAACAGAGAAAGACGCATTGATCGGTATCGGTATGACAGGTATTGCTTCTGGAGCAGTTCTTAAATTGAACATGAAAGAGGCTGCAAATATTGTAAAAGAAGAGAACGAAAGAGTAGCTAAGATCATCGGTATTCACAAATCTGCCCGTTGTACAACTGTTAAGCCTTCTGGAACTACTTCTATGGTTCTTGGTACATCTTCAGGAGTTCACGCTTGGCATGATAATTTCTACCTTCGTAGAATGAGGCTCGGTAAGAATGAAGCTTTGTATACTCACTTATTAATTCACCACCCTGAATTGGTAGAAGATGAATACTTTAAGCCTCAATCTCAAGCCGTAGTATCTGTACCACAAAGAGCACCACAAGAAGCAATCACTAGGTCTGAGTCAGCTATGGATCTTCTTCATAGAGTAGAAAAGATGCATAGAGAGTGGATTAAACCAGGTCATAGAACTGGACGTAATACTCACAATGTATCTGTAACTATCTCTTTGAAGCCAGAAGAATGGGCAGAAGTTGGTGAATGGGCATGGGCTAATAGGAATAACTACACTGCCTTGTCTTGCCTTCCTTATGACAATGGAAGCTATGTTCAAGCTCCTTTTGAAACTATAACAGAAGAGAAATTTAATGAGATAATTAATACCTTACATGAGGTAGATTTATCTAAAGTAATAGAGATCGATGACAATACAGATCAGAAAGGTGAATTAGCTTGTGCTGGCGGTGCTTGCGAGATCATCTGATATTTATTACTATAGATAAAATAATGGCAAACGTAAAAATAAGTGAACTACCTCAGGTATCGACATTAGCAACAACAGATGTACTTCCATCAGTAGCCAGCTCTGTAACCTCTAAAATAACGTTACAGAGTTTGGCTGCTACTATGCCTCAAGTAACTTCTTCTGTTAGTGCTTCATATGCATCAACTGCATCTTATGTATCTGTATTTCCTTATGTAGGAACAGCTCGAATTACAGGTTCATTAATATTAAGTGGAAGTTATGTTCATGGCAGTGGTAATTATATAGATCCAGCTGCTGATAATGCTTTTGCTCAAGGAATTGATAATGAAGTTTATTACGCACATGGTTTTGCCCAAGGTAGAGAAAATACTGTACAAGGTATGGGTGGGCATGCAGAAGGATATAGATCAGACGCTACCGCTCAATATTATTCTCACGCAGAAGGTAATAATACAACTGCAGCTGGAAACTATTCTCATACTGAAGGAGCTTCAACTAGTACTGATATCAACGCAGAATCTTCTCATGCAGAAGGATATTTAACTCAAACAAAAGCACAGTATTCACATACAGAAGGATATGGTGCAGAAACTTCACCAACAGCAGAAGCTTCTCATGCAGAAGGATATTATACAATAGCTTCTGGATCTTATCAACATGTTCAAGGACGATATAACCTAGCTTCTACCGCACAATCAGCATTTATAATAGGTAATGGTATTTCTAGTGCTAATAGAAGTAACTTAGTATTTGCTTCTGGATCTGCAGTACAAATATCAGGATCATTAAATATATCAGGTAGTACAAATTCAATATCAATTAGTAATGGATACGTTGTTCTTACTCAAGTTTCTAGAAGCTTAAATTATTTAAATGATACGGCTGCTGCTTCTGGTGGAGTTCCTTTGGGAGGGTTATATAGAAGTGGAAGCTTCATACTAATTAGATTGGTTTAAAATAAAATAGATTGAATAAAGACTTTATACAAGATAAGCACTATTATCTTGAAAGTGGAAGAGTGGTTTTTACCGCTCTTTTCCATTTAGAGAGAGGATCATGCTGTGGAAATAATTGTAGACACTGTCCATATGACCCAGAGTGGACAAAAGGCACTACAAAGATAAAAGAGAAAGAATCAGAGGATTAGCTTATATTTGATTAAAATCATATTTATGACAGTTACGATAACTTCAGAGTATATCTATTTAGGTGCCACTTTACTTTTGATGCTTATACAGATATTGCAGTGGAGAATAATTGGTAAACTCAAAAGAGAAGTTGAAGATTTGTGGCAACAAATTAGTATATTAGCAGTATCCTCTGCAGGTTTTTTTGATAAATTCCAAAAGAAGATAGATGAAAAACAAGACAAGTAAACAAGACTCAATTGGTTTAGGTGATACCGTCGCTAAAATCACCCACTTCTTTGGTATAGACATATTAGCTGAAAAGATAGCTAAGCTTATTGGTAAAGAAGACTGTGGATGTACTCGTAGAAAAGACAAGCTCAATAAGATAATTCCTTATAAAAAGAAAGACTAATCGGTTATGAATAAAAGTTATGTTACAGTTGATTCGATAGACAAGCTCAAAGATCTAATCGAACATATAAAGTCGT